AGCGGACATCGCCAAGGACTGATCGGAAACCCACGAAACCAAGCGGAAAGCGCTTGGCTTCACTCCCGAACAGCGCGTTCATCACATCGTCATCCACCACCCCCGAAGGAGCATCAAATGACCACCACCCAACTCACCCCGGCCCAGCACGCCATCCTCGCCAAGGCCATCAACACCAGCGGCGGCAAGATCGACTGGTTCCCCGACAACATCAAAGGCGGCGCACGCAAGAAGGTGCTCGACGGGATGTTCAACCGCGCCCTGATCACGCCCGATGGCGAGGGCTGGTGCGTCGCCGCTGAGGGCTACGACGCCTTGGGCATGAAGCGCCCCCACGTCAACGCCGAGCACACCTCGAAGTTCGAGGCCAAACTCGACGCGATCATTGCCAACGCCGAAGCGGCGCAGGACGACACCGCAGACACGGACGCAGAGCTCGAAGCCGCCGTCGCCCAAGCCGAGGCATCCTTCAAAACCCCCGTCAAAGCGCCGCGCACCCGCGACAACAGCAAGCAAGCCGAAGTGATCCGGATGCTGCAACGTCCCGAAGGCGCAACCATCGGCCAGATCTGCACCGCCACCGGCTGGCAAAACCATACCGTGCGTGGCGCGCTATCTGGCGCATTGAAGCGCAAGCTGGGGCTCACCATTACCAGCAGCAAGTCAGACCAGGGCGAACGGGTCTATCGCATCCAGGACTGACCACGTCCCCACACCTCGATTGCGCGGGAGAACGTTGCACCCTCGAAGTCCCGCGCGATTTTTCCACTGGGTCCATAGCTCAGCCCCGGCACGCGCAGGACGACTTGCTGCTGGGGTAACTCGCATGCGGCAAAGTAGGCAATCAGTCGCCGATCGAGCGCCACCAGGGCGAAGATATCGATCTCGTCTTTGCCGTAGATGCGCTTGCCATGCTTGCGGGTGGTACCCGCCGAATGGAAGAAGTATGCAGGCGTCACTCTGCGCTGTACGGCAGGCGTCTTCGCGACGAGCGTCGATTTCACCTGAACGCGCAGATGCGCGCTCCCCGTATCGACCATGATGTCGTATGGGACACCCGCCCCTGCCAAGTAGGCGGTCCAGCCGGTCAGCAACAAGTCCGCGCAAACCAGATGTTCTGCTGCTTGCCCGATTTCGGTGGTCGGGCTCGTTCTGATCGAGCGGTCGCCGGCCCGCTGAACAGGGGGCATTCTGAGTTCCGGCAACTCCGGCAGATCGAACAGCCCTTCCTGCGCAGACGGACTACTCCTGGGCAGCCTCACAGGCGATCTCATCAAAGGCCATGCCGTCGGCTTCTCGCATAGCCTGCTGGCCCGCCCAGTCCTCCCACCGGCGCACGATCACATCCACGTACTTCGGATCGAGCTCGATCAGCCGCGCAACCCGGCCTGACTTCTCCGCTGCAATCAGCGTCGTGCCGGAACCACCAAACGGGTCGAGCACCACGTTGCCGGGGCGGCTCGAATTGCGGATCGCGCGCTCGACCAACTCCACCGGCTTCATCGTCGGGTGCAGGTCGTTCTTCTGCGGCTTCTTGATGGCCCAGACGTCGCCCTGGTCGCGGTCGCCACACCAGTGGCGTGTCGCCCCCTCCGGCCATCCGTACAGGATCGGCTCGTATTGGCGCTGGTAGTCGGCGCGGCCCAGCGTGAAGGTGTTCTTGGCCCAGATGATGAAGGTCGACCATTTGCCACCGGAGGCACGGAAGGCCGCCTGCAGCACATCCAGTTCGCTGGACGACATCGCCACGTAGATACCGCCCTGGCAATGGGCGACGGTGGGCGTCAGTGCGGCCAGCAGGAAGTCGTAGAAGCCGTCACCCAGGTTGTCGTTCAGGATCGCGCGATCCTTGCCGCGCATCTTGTCCTTGGCGCTGTTGGCGTAGTTCACGTTGTACGGCGGGTCGGTGAAGACCATGTCCGCCACGCCGCCCTGCATCAGCCGGTCGTAGCTCTCGGCCACGGTCGAGTCGCCGCACAGCAGCCGGTGCTGGCCCATGATCCAGACATCGCCCGGGCGCGAGATCGGCGTCTTGCTGACCTCGGGCACGGCATCCTCATCGGTCTGCCCTTCGTTGTCCGGCTCGTCGCCCGCGATCAGTTCGGCCAAGGCGTCGGCATCGAAGCCGGTGATGTCCAGATCGAAGCCTTCGAGTTGCAAAGCTTCGAGTTCGATCCGCAGCATCGCGTCGTCCCAGCCCGCGTTCTCGGCGATGCGGTTATCCGCGATGACCAGGGCCCGGCGTTGGGTGGGGCTCAAATGGTCGAGCACGACCACCGGCACGATCTCCAGCCCGAGTTTCTGGGCGGCGGCCAGCCGACCGTGGCCAGCGACGACGATGCCGTCGCTGCCCGCCAGGATCGGATTGGTGAATCCAAACTCCGCGATGCTGGCCGCTATCTGCGCCACCTGCTCCTCAGAGTGGGTGCGTGCGTTGCGGACGTAGGGCAGCAGCTTGCCGGTCGGCCACTGCTCGATCTTGTCGGCCAGCCAGTTCATGCCATCACCTCGATGTCAGAGGTGGTGGCGCGCTCGGCGGCGACCTGCTCGAAGGACTGACCGGTGGCGATCAAGCTGACCGGCACACCGGGGTGGTTCTGCTGGAAGCGTTTGATGGCGACATCCACGTACTCCGGCGCGATTTCCACGCTGCGGCAGACGCGGCCCGTGCGCTCGGCCGCCAGCATCGTGGTGCCGCTGCCGCCGCAGGGTTCGAACACGATGTCGCCAGCGTCGCTGTAGGCCTCGATCACGAACTCCGGCAGCGCGACCGGGAACACGGCCGGATGATCGATGTCCTGACCGATCTTGCCCTTGTGGCGCATCACGCGGATCACCGAGTCGGGGATGCGGGTGTCTTGCGTCGGCAGGCCCTTGTGCGTCCAGCCGCCCACCTCGCCATCCTTGCCCCGCATCGCCGTGGACGAGCCATCGGCGCGCAGGTGCGATTCCTGCCCGGCGTGCTTGCAGGGCACGATCTTGTTCGGCTTGCGACTTTCGCGGTTGAAGTGGAAAACGAACTCGAAGCTCGGCGCGAATCGGCCCGCCCAGTCGCCGGGCATCCCCGGCCCCTGATCCCAGACGTACCACGCGAAGCGCCGCCAGCCCTGGCTGCGCATCCAGCCGAGCCACGCGTCCCAATACGGGATCACCTCGTTGTCGCGGTGGACGAGGCCAAGGTTGACCAGCACCTGACCATCGGCCGCCATCGGCAGGTGCGCGAACACGCCGCGCATCAGAGCATCCCAATCGGTGATCCCGCCCGAGGTGTAGTCGCGCTGGTTGCCGTAGGGCGGCGAGGTGAAGCACAGGCGAGCGGTGTCGCCGTCCATCAGTGCCGCGACCACGCCCCGGTCGGTGGCGTCGCCACAGATCAGACGGTGGGGCCCAATGGCCCAGACATCGCCGGGGCGCGACACCGCCACGACCGGCGCATCCGGCACGTCGTCCGCCGCATCCGGTTCGTCGGTGTCCGGCTCCGGGTCGGTACCGCCGTCGGTCACCTCACCCGTGAGCAGCGCGTCGATCTCGGCATCCTCGAAACCGGTCAGGGCAAGGTCGTACCCCGCCTCGGACAGGTCGGCCAACTCCAGCGCCAGCATCTCCTCATCCCAGCCCGCATCGAGCGCCAGCCGGTTGTCGGCGATCACCAGCGCGCGTTTCTGCGCGACAGTCAGATGGGCCAGTTCGATCACCGGCACCTGATCCAGACCCAGCTTGCGGGCAGCGGCCAGGCGCCCATGCCCGGCGATGATGCCGTTGTCGCCATCGACCAGGATCGGGTTCGTCCAGCCATACTCGACGATGCTGGCCGCGATCTTGGCGATCTGACCCTCGGCGTGCGTGCGCGGATTGCGGGCGTAGGGAATCAGCGCCTCGACCTTGCGGTACTCGACGTTGAGCGTGTTCAAAGTGGATTTCCCAAAAGCAAAACCCGCCGAGCGTTGCCGCCGGGCGGGTTGAGTGAATGAAGATTCTGGTGGGGTGGTAACTGCGCTTGGGGGTGGTAACCGGGGCCGGTAACCTGGCCGACTGGTAACCTTGCCCGCGCCCTGACGCTAAAAAAGCGTCGCGCTGTCGCCCCCCGCATTGGTTTTTGGCCAGGAAGGACCCGTTAATTTCCGGGCTGCTTCCTCTGCCGTCACCTCTGTCCAGACGATAGATGAATACTACGCAAGATCAGGTCGTTTTGTTGCAGGGGCAAAAACCGCTGATTGCCGCGTGATGGCGCACATCCCCGACCATACGCGCCAAATCACGCCAAAACCCTACGCGACCACCGCACCATTGAGTTGATCTGCGACCGTCTGCAATGCCCGCTGCCAATGCCGCCATGCCGTTGTGCGGTCGCAGGCAAAGCGGATCGTGATGTCACGCCAGCCATAGCGCTTCGCGCGCATCCATACGAGATGACGTTGCTCAACTGGGAGCCACTGCACCCAGCGCATGACTTCCAGCATTCGTTCAATCGCGTCTGGACTCGGCGGAAAGGATCGATAAACCCTCTCGTCAGCAGCAAAGGTCTCCCACTCGTTTCGGACAATGGCAGGCCAGCAGTTGAAGTAGCCCTGCACTCGAACAGGAGGCAACCGCCGACTGGTGCTTGCCGCCTCTTCAAACCGAGCAGCAACGTCCTCGATAGTCCACTTAGTCATTGCGTCGCCCTCCGTAGAGCCGGTCACCGATGCGTTGCACGATCTCGCGCTCGATGAAGTCCAGACGTTCATCGGATGCGTTGACCACCAGGATATGTTGATCACGCCAGCCACGTTCCTTGATCGCATCCAGATCCGTGGCCTGAGGCTGCAGACGACCCAGGGGGCAGCGGTATTGGGGTGTCGGCACCTTCATGTCACACCTCCTGTGTCGCGACAGCCCAGTGCAGCAAGGCCAGGGCGTCGGCTTCGTTGTCGTCGACTGGGGTGTGGCCACGCAGGCGGACGGACGCGATCATGTCGTCCTTGCCCGCATTGCCCTTGCCGGTCGCGTGCTTCTTGATCGTGCCGACCGGAACACCCTGGTAAGGGATGTTGTGATGCTCACACCACGCGGTCAGGTGTCCCATGAAGCCACCGTAGGCGTGCGCCGCATCAACGCCAGCGTGCCGTCGAACTTCCTCGAAGAACACCGCGTTGATGTGGTTGCTGGCCGAGAGCAGTTCATTGAGCCAGCGCTTGAAACGGAGGAAACGCATGCCGCCTCCCTCAAATCGCTGCGGCTTGAAGTGCTCCGTGCCGCTGGTGATCGTGCCGTCCAGGTGCAGCAATGCCCACCCAGTGTGTGTGCCCAGATCAAGGGCCAAGATCGTCGTGTTCATCGTCGTGCTCCAGTTCAAGGGCCAGTGACGGATGCGACGGGTTCTTTGGAGAACATCCCTTACGTGCGCGCACGCGTAGCGCGTCAATCAGGAAACCCGTCAAATCCGTCACTCGCCCGGATTGCTCAGTCATCTCGGTAGGGGTAGCCGTGGCTGTACGGCTTGGGTCTGAGGACGATGCCCGTGATGCCACGTGCACCCCCGGTCAGCCGACACTTCTCGAACTTGCGGGCCGCCATCAGTTCGGAGAAGCGCTTGACCGAGCCCACGTATTCACCCGCGCGCTCTGCCCATTCGCGCCAGTCGGCGAACAGTTCGGACACGCCTTCGCGGTGGGTCTTGGCCAGCAGGCAGCGCTCTTCGATCCACTGCCCGAGCGCGTCCTCGGCCTCGAAATACTCCTCGGTCGCCGACACCACGCTGGCGGGCGGCTTCAGGCCCTGGCGTTGCCAAAGGCTGCAGCCCTCGACCGCCCACGCCAGAATGCCGTCCCGTTCCTTGAGCAGCTTTTCGGTCAGCCTGCCGTCACGCCGTTCGGGCGGGATCGTTACCGTGAACGGGATCAGGTGCAGTCGCCGCTTCATCGCCTCATCCACGTTGCGGATCGATGGCTTGTGGTTGCCTGCGATCACCAACTTGAACTGCGGCACGTACTCGAAGAAGTCCTGGCGCATGAAGCGTGCGGAAACCTTGTCGCCACCGGTGATGGCCTTGACCTTGGATTCGTTCCACCGCCGACCCTGTTCGGTTTCGATGGATGACACAAACCGTGCGCCGCGCAGGCCCGCCAGATCGGTCGGATGCCGGTCGGTGCGTGCCTCCATGAACGTGTCCATCGGTGCGTTGGCCGCGTAGTCGCCCAAGATGGTGGTCAGGACGTTGACGAACACCGACTTGCCGTTCGCGCCTGTCCCGTACAGGAAGAACAGCGCGTGCTCGCTGGTTACGCCCGTCAGGCAGTAGCCGACCATCAGTTGCAGGTAGGCAATCAGTTCAGCGTCGCCGCCTGTGACGTCGGCCAGGAATGCTCGCCACGTCGGGCTGTCGCCCTGCGGTGTGGCCGTGGTCACCTTGGTCATCCGATCATCGCGCCGGTGCGGTCGCATGCGGCCCGTGCGTAGATCAACCACACCGCCTGGTGTGTTGAGCGCCCAGACGTCCGCATCCCACTCCTCGGCGGTGGACGCGTGCTTGGGATCGGAGCGTGCGATTTTCTCGACGGACGAGATCGTGGCGGAGCTGGCCAGCTTGCCTTTGAGCCGAGGGCTGTCCGCTTGGAGTGACGCCATCCGGCAGATACCGCGCGCCAGGTGAGATACATAGAGGATCTGATCGGGATTCCAGCGCACGCCAGTCCAGACCAGCCACTTGCCCCACAGCGCGCAGTAGCGCCAGTCCTCGCCATAGCGACGGGTGAAGGCCGAGGACAAGCCGTCCTCCGTAGTCCAGTCGACACCGGTCAGCAGATCCGGTGGTGGCGTCTCCTCGACCGAGCGCATCACCGGCATCCGTTCGCCGACGGCAAGGAATCCACCGACATCGAAGCCTTCCGGGATGGCATCGGCCGCATCCCAGCCATCCGGTTTGTCATCGGGTGGCACCAGGATGGCGACCGTGGTTGCACCTGCGTTCAGGATTGCTTGCGATGCACGGTCAGCGTAATCCCAGCCTGGCGCATCCCGGTCAGGCCAGATCAGCACGGATTTGCCCGCCAGGGGCGACCAGTCGGTCTTGTCGACGGGCGCATTCGCGCCATGCATGGCCGTGGTTGCCACCACGCCGATAGCGATCAGTGCCTGCGCGCACTTCTCGCCCTCGACCAACACAACGTGGCCAGCAGCAGCCAACCCCGGCTGGTTGTACAGGGGGCGAGGATCGGGCGGAGCCATCTTGCGTCGCTTGGCATCCCACGGCCGGAACTCCTTCTTGCGCCCGGGCGGGTCGTAGCGGTACACGACCGCAATCAGTTTGCCGGTGGCATCGAAGTAGTCCCACTTGGCCGTGGCCGGGCCAAGTTCATCAACCGGCGCTTCCTTCTTGGCGCTGCGCACCGGCACTGATCGCGAACGACCGAGCAGATCGGCAGCCTCGTCGAGCACCCGGGGAAAGTCGGTGTGGACGTTGGCCCCGAGGTAGGCGGCGATCAAGGCAAAGATGTCACCGCCATCACCCGTGGCACGATCCGTCCAGAGACCAGCCTTCTCGCCTTCGAGTACCACCTCGAGGCTGTCGCCCGGGCTGCCCAGGATGTCCCCGATCAAAAACTTGCCCCGACGCTTCTTTCCCGCCGGAAACATCGTGGTCAGGACTGATTCCATGCGTGCGATCAGTTCAGTGCGAATCTCGTCCCGCTCGCTGTCATTGACGTTGCGCCGGCCCGTTTCTCCCGGTGGTGATGTGTCATTGAAATCAAGCATCGGCACCACCCACGTGTGACGTCTGCTGCGCAGCGATCCAGGCTTCCAGTTCGTTGGGTTTGAAGCGAACCAGTTTGCCGACGCGGTAATGCGGAATGCGACGCTCCTGTCGCTCCTTGGCTTGTGAGAGCCAATACGACGGCAGGTTGAACATCAGTGCAGCCTGGCGCACGTCGATCAGCTGCTCGCCAAGTACGTGATTCAAATTCGAGGTATTCATGCTTGTGTCCTCCAGCAGCGGTCTTGCCACGCGCACATCCGGCATTCGAAATGGGTCGGGTCATTGAAGGCGCGCGGCAGGAGGTCTCCCGCCTCGGTGGCCGTAATGACCTTCACCGCCCGATCCGACATGCGTTGGGCCAGGGCTGCGTCAAAGGGCACGGCCTCGGTGTAGATCTCCATCGTGTCGGCGTTGAGTGCCGTGAAGATCGCCGGGTGCTCGTGCAGTTCGAGATAGGCTTGGTAGATCGCCACTTGCGCGGCGTAGACCGGCTTGGCGACAGCGAGGCGGTTCTTCTCCAGCTCGCGCCAGGACTTGTTGCCCAGACACTTGTTTTCCCAGAGCGCGGGATAAGCAAAACCATCCGGCCCGCCGACGATGACGCCGTCGATGTGGCCCTGCAGGCGTCCGTCAACGACAGAGAAACCGAACTGCTCACCGTCGGCCTTGCGGGTGCGTAGGTCAAAGCCTGCATCCCGCAGCCACGCGACCATGCAGTCCTCCATGACATGGCCACGCTCGAAGATGCGCAGCATCCGGCCCGGGACATCACGCCCGTGGTCGATGGGCGCCTTGACATACTCGAACTGCAGCGCACGCTCGCAGGCCACGCCGAGACGCGATGCCCCGAGGTACTGGCGTTCGGACTGGCGGGCACGGGCCTGCTGCATCCCGGCGTCGACCAAGACGGTGACCTGACCGGAGATGCTTGATGTGGAGTTGAAGTCGATCATGGCTGCCTCCCCTTCGGCTCTTCCCAGGGGAGGTCGTCCTCCAGATCCGCGAACGGGTTGGTCAGAGGGTCGGGCACAGGCGTCATGCCACGCACCGGCGGGTACTTGCTTGCCTCGTGGTGGGCGACCATTGCCTCGGTGTAGCAAGTGACGATGGCGTCGATCACTTGCAGCGCCTCGGCTTCGGAGTAGTCGCCCAGCGGCTTGGTGAACCCGATCTCGCCCGCCGCCTCGCCAAAGGCCTTGAGGCACTTACGCATCGCCGCCAGTTCAACATCAGACGGATCAAGCATGGCGACCTCCGTCCTGTCGATGCGACCATCCTTGGCGCGTTGCCAGTTGCCGTACAGTGCGTGGAATGCGTCCTGACAGCGGCGTGAGCAGAACACCCACTCGAGCACGTAGCGGCGCCCATCGCCGGTCTTGAAGCGACCGTCTGAGTGGCCGTAGCCGCGTGCTTGTCGTTTGCAGACCCAGCATTTCATCGGCCTCCCTCACTGCGCCCACGACGGCTTACCCGTCACGGGTGCGCGTTGCGGAGTCGGTGCCTGATACGCAGGCGCAGCGGCCTGCGTCGTAGCGCCGGAATTTGCACTGCCCGAAGCCTTGGGTGGCACGCCCATCAGTTTTGCGTATTCGGGGTGATCTGGCTCGACCGCGATCTTGACCACGTTACGGTCTTGACCCTTGCTGTCTTTTTCGATGTCCACGCGGGCCAGAAACTCCAGGCCATCCAGTTCATGAAAGCCCTGGATGCGACGCGCAGCGGCCGCCTGCGGACTGTTGTCCTGGGGGTGGACGTTGCGGGCGCTGTTAAGCGCGGCGCGGATGAAGCTGCGCCCCATCTGGCCCCAGGTCGGGCCCTTCTTGGAGTGCAGACCGATGTTCGACCACATCTTGCGCTTGGCGTGATCACCAGCCGTGACCACGAATTCGGCGGCTAGATAGATGGAGCCGGTCTCGAAAGACTCGGTGGCGTAGCCGCCGCCCCAGCCTTGTTCCGGGTCGTCATAGCCACCGGGCTTGATGGTCATGCGCACGGGCACGACCGCGCCCTTGGGGATCAAGTCAAAGCCCGACTGTTGGGGATCGGCATCTTGGAAATCAAAATAGTTGGACGACATGGCGATTACTCCTTGGATTCGGTGGTGTTTTCTGTAGCGGGGACGCCGCTGCTGACGAGTACTGGCGACTGACCAGCACACTTGGCGATCAGCGCGCCGAGATGCGGCGGCTCCAGCAAGTCGAGGCGACCGCTGCGGTCTTTGGCCGGGAAGCCATAGGGATTGACGGTGTGCGTGACGAAGGCGCGGTAGGCGCTGCCGTCGTCAGCCTTGATCTCGGCCAGCGTCACGACCTCATCGACGATGCCGGGCAGTTCCAGACTGGTCTTGCTGCCTTCGATCTGCGGGACGAACACCTTGCGGTTGTAGTCATCGAGACGTTCGTCGAGGATGGCCACGAACACCACGTTTTTGCCGCGTGCGTGCTGCAGATGGGTCAGTGCGCCGATCATTTCTTGGCCAAGCAGACCATATGCGGCGCGCAGATCGGGCTTGCCGGAGCGGTCGCTGGTGGCACCAGGCTGTGTCTTGCACCACGCAAAACACTGCCGTGACAACTGCGTGATCGAGTCCAGGAAGAATGTCTGGTAACGGTCCAGCTGCGCCGGGTGGCCGAATTTCTCAATCACGTGGTCGTAGTGCGCCTGCGAAAACGCGCTCTCCGGCGGCAGCGACTTGTCCGGGCCCGCGATGAACACGAAAAAGTCGCGGCTTTCCGGCCACGATGCCGGGCGGATGGTGTCGCCCGGCCAGTCGGCCACGGCGAGATCACCCGCCTCAATATCGAGGAACAAGGTGGTGGCAGGGTCGAGGTCTTTGAGCCGGGTGGTCTTGCCGATGCCGGATTTGCCCAGCATCAGCAACTTCACACCCTTGCGTTCGGCCAAGCGCTGCTGTGCGGAAATGATCGGGAGGGACATCACGCCACCTCCTTCAGTTGTTCAGCGACCGCCGGATTCCAGAGGATCTGGTAGCCGCTGTGGCCGTTGCGCGAGTACGGCATGGCTTCGGCCCATGCTTCACCGGCCTCAGTCAGCTCCCACTCGTCCCGGTCGTTGCGGAGCTGAAGGCCACTGGATGCCAGCAGCTGGTTCGTGGCCTTGGCTGAGCGATTCAGCAATTTGCCGAGCTGTGTGGCGTTAAGCGAGCAGATCGGCTCATTGGCGGCAGGCAAAGCGCGGCGCAGCACTTCCGTGGTCAGGCCGGTGTTTTCCTGAATGCAGGTCAACGTGGCAGCCATCGCAATGCCGGTCTTGACGCCCGGCACCTTGGCGACCGCTTCGCCGATCAGCAGGATCGCAGTGACACGGTCATAGGTCGGCGCGGGCAAGGCGGCCATCGTGGAGGTAGCCGAATACGCGCCTGTCTTACGGATCGCAGGCAGCACTTCGTTGGTGACCCAGCGCTTGAAACGCTTGGCGGCATCCTTGGTGCTACCGAGGATCAGGGCGTAAAGCCCCGACTCGTTGACGTGGTTTTGGCGTTGACGGCCACCCGCCGTAAGGGTCTCCAATTTCTGGAGATCCTCGGCATCGACGTGGGACTTGATCGCCTGAGACGGATTGCCCATCTCCAGGGCGTCGCAGACATCGGTGGCGTTGAACCACGGCTGCCCGAGTTCATCGACCTGGACGCGCACGGCATGCGCTTCGAACTGGAAGGGAATGATCGCGCTCATGATCAGACCTCCCACGACACGTCGGCGATACGGTCGGCTCCACGCGCGGCACGCTTGCGCACCTCGGTGTGGAGCTCTTCCAGCGCGGTGCGACGGCGACCGAGTGCCAGCGATTCCGCATTGGCCGTCTGAATAGCGAAGGCCAGTTCATCCACCGTGGCGGCATCGAGGGGGACAACGACGTCCTGGCCGTCGGCGCGGCGATACCGGATTTCGTCGGGAAGGTGTTCGCCGTAGATGGACGGCAGCTGTTGACGCAGTGAAGCGATGAGATTGGTGCTCATAGTGATTACTCCGAATCGATGGAAAGGGTGAAAGACGGCTTGCCGGAATCCACGGTGCGAGCGGCGGCAAACTGCTGTTGCAAGGCAGGCGGCCAGTTCGTGAAACGGGATTCGGAGACGGACAACTTGATGTCGAGGTAACCCTCGACCTTCTCGCCTGAGGCGACGATGCGTTCGGCGATTTCGGCCAGTTGCTTCTGATCCCAGCTGACCTTCTTGGGCAGCTCGAACTTCAGGTGCAGCGGGCCATCGCTGATGTGTGCGGTGCCGAAGTCACGGCCTGATTCGCGCAGCGCGGTACGGGCCTGCTCGCCGTAGCACTGATCCAGTGCCGCGTCGAACTTGGTGCGCGCCTTCTTGAGCCAGTCGATTGCCGCGTCGAGGTTTTTGTCGATCTCGTGTTTCTGCGCGGGCGGCAGTGCGGCCAGTTGGCTGACGGACATCTCGGCGATGTCGGCGGGGAAGATGGTGATGTCATTCATCGCATCTCTCCTCAAACCGCCGCGCGTTCGGATGTCGAGTCGTGCAGCGCTTCGCGCTCGAACTCGAGGATCGCGTCGACCGGGTAGCCGACACGCTTGGACAGCTTCAGGTAGCGTGGACCGCGACCCTCACTGCGCCAGCGCTGCAAAGTCTTGGGGCTAACGCCCCAGCGTTGCGCGAGCTCGTTCTCGTTGAGCACGCGGCGATCACCGGGTGACATGGTGTTGATCGCCTGCTGTGGCGACCGGGGGATACTGCTGGCTGGTGTCTGCATGGAATGCTCCTGTGACGTTGTTGAGTAACAGGTGTCATTCCAAACTTCGGGTGGCGAACTTTTAAGGGACGCAATGGCGAACCACGGCGAAACTCCAGGTTCGCCAATGGGCCAGGGCAGAAACGCAAACGGCGAGCACATGGCTCGCCGTCATCGGGTGTATCCGGAGGGAGATCAGGCGTCGGAGAAACCGAGCAATCGGCGTTGCGCTGCCCATTCGCGCGGTAGTTGCTCTTGGCGGCCGCGCAAGGTGTGTAGATTCAGGTGGCGTGGCTGACGGCCTTCGAATATCGCCTCCACGATGTCCGGGGCCAGCATCGTCATGCGCAGAACCTCGGCAGCCCATCCAGGCTCGACTTTCATGGCGTGCGCCAGATCCGTGGTGGTGGGATAGATGCCGTCATCGATCAAGCGCTTCCAATAGAAAGCCTTGCCCAGCGTTTTGATCATCGGCACATCGAAGCCACCGATCCGGTCCGCAATTTCGGGGGCTGGCGGTATCAGCAGCTTCCGGTTCTGGCGGCGCTTGATCGTCAGAGGCACCAGGGTGACCCGCTGCCCCTCGCTGACGTAACTGCGCGCCTCGG